AATAACCTATTTGGTGAAAAATCTGTACGTAAGAAAAAATCTCCAGTTGAGTTACCAAGAGGAAAAGATATACCATGACCAAACTGCTCACCGTTAGTAGGTATACCATCACCTAACAAATATCCATTGTATCCTGACTTAACAGCACTTTGCATAGTATCGGGTATATTGTCCCCGTCTGTGTCTACTAGTTCTGTATTTCCATTTTCGTCAATTTGTAAACTGTAATAATGACTAGTGTCATATCCTGCTTTTGGAGCATCAGCTTCAGCTTGTGCAACTACAGCATTATTGATTTGCATTTCTTTATCGTATGTGCTTAACAAACTACGTAGTGTATCGCCACCGTCAGCACCTTCTTCTGCAGGTAAGTCTAGTATTTCTTTAAATTCTTGTGAATCTACTATTTGTTTTAATTTTAATCTATATAAATGCGGATACCAAGTTTGTGAAAATCCTTCTGCAGCTCTGTTAACATCTTCAACTACGTAAAACCGTTTAAGTGCAAATGATAAATCATTAAGTGCATACTCGTCTTTTAAGTGTGGTAATTCTACTACATCACCTGCCATAACTTTTCTACCAAGTGTCTTTACACTACTATTAATATGTATTGTTAAAAATAATGTATCATTACTTAAAAATAATCCAAATTGACTAAGATTAAAGTCTATATCTTGTACATTATAAATGCCACGCATTGTATAAACATCAGGATCATACTTTCGATCTCTATTTTCTAAAAATAACAAGTCTTGTATGTTAGTTTCTTTAACAGCATCATACTGTGGCTGATCAGCTGTTGCATCAGCATCGCTAGGATTTTCAGCACCTAGGAACTTATGGATATTGATATCCGTGCCACCAACCGTAAACATTTCATAAACTTGCTTGTCTATGAAACTATAATCGTTACCGCGTTGTGGCTTATATAAACTTAATCTTGGCATATACATATTTATCGTTAGTAAGCCAATACGATAAATACTATTGGAGACTTAAACTATGGCAATACAAAAGCAAGATATATTTGACTACGTACACGCAATGCTAGGTGGAGGCATGATCGATGTTGAGCTCGATCCTATTCACTATGAAACAGCATTGACAAAAGCACTTACACGTTTTAGACAACGTAGCGATAATAGTGTAGAAGAATCATATTTCTTTATGCCCACGGTTATTGATCAAAACGAATATACTCTTCCAAATGAAATAGTTGAAGTTAGAAAACTATTTCGTAGAAGTGTTGGTGCAAGAAGCGGTGGCGGTGATGGTGGAAGTATATTTGAACCATTCAACTTAGCATACACAAATGCATATTTGTTATCGAGTTCAAACATGGGCGGATTAGCAACATATGATATGTTTAGTCAATATCAAGAACTAGTAGGTAGAATGTTTGGATCATTTATTGAATTTAAATGGAATACACAAACTAAAAAACTTACTCTATTACAGCGTCCACGAGCAGAAGAAACATTACTATTGTATTGTTATAACTATCGTCCAGATGATCAGTTAATAAACGATTATCTAACACAACAATGGATTAAAGATTATACACTTGCTGCTTGTAAATATATGCTAGGTGAAGCAAGAGAAAAATTTGCTACTATTGCAGGTCCTCAAGGCGGCACTAGTTTAAATGGACAAAGTTTAAAAGCAGAAGCGCAAAGCGAAATGGACAAACTTGAAGAAGAAGTTAAACTGCAAATTGCTGGTGGCGTAGGCTATGGATTTACAATAGGTTAAAAACCCTCGAAGTTAACGCTAACGATTTTGGTTCCTTGTAAATACATTATGTAATAAGGAGAAGCCGATGTGTTCACCTGAAGACCGTAAAGAAGCCAATAGACTATTTTGGATAGTCAAAGGTCACTTAATCCCCGAACAAGAATCAGACTATATTGTAGAAGGTTATCTTAAAAGTTATTTTAAACGTTTATGGAATAATGAATCAGGATGTATAGAACTGTATGAAGAAGGATTTGAACAAGCATATAACGAACGCCTAAGTAGACAAAATCAAGAATACTTATTAGATATTAATACCGTTGCTATCTTAGGCGGACATTACGATTAAAGGTTGACAATACATAAGAAATATCATATAATAATAACATTAACTTAGGAAATTATTATGATTATTGGTATTTGTGGTTTAATTGGTTGCGGCAAAGGTACAGCCGCTGATATACTTGTTGAAGAACATAATTTTACAAAACTATCTTTTGCAGATAAACTTAAAGACGGTGTTGCAAATGTTTTTGGTTGGGATCGTGCAATGCTAGAAGGTGATACAGCTGATAGTAGAGAGTGGCGAGAAACACAAGACGATTTTTGGACTAAAGAAACTAAACGTACAGTAACACCAAGACTTGTACTACAAGAGTTTGGTACTGATTGTATGCGTAACGGATTCTTTGATGGTATATGGGTTAGTTTAGTAAAGCAAGAACTAATAGAAAATCCTACAAAAAACTTTGTAATTCCTGATGTTAGATTTGATAATGAAGCAGGTATGATTAAAAAACTTAATGGTAAGGTATGGAGAGTACGTCGAGATGCTGATCCTGTATGGTTTAGAATGTATCAAGATATTGGTGTTGAACCAAAAGATGTACACAAGTCAGAATGGGCTTGGGCTAATATAAATTTTGATGCTGTAATAGATAATCACGGAACACTAATACAACTTAAAAATCAGGTACAAGATCACCTTGTTTCCAGCGAACTCCTTGCTTCTGCATAATACGTTGACAGTTTGCACATATAGTTTTTAAGTTTGTTGGACTACAATTTTTTAAATTCCCGTCAATATGAAATACATTAAATTGTTCTAAGTGTTTACTAGTGTATCCGCACTTTTCGCAAACATTCTTTTTTTCGTAACCGCGTTGTTTCCATAATGGTATACCATGACTAATGCCATTGCGTAAACATCTTTCGCATAACTTTCTATAATAGACTTTTTTGCCTTTTTTATAATTTATGGCTGCAGGACGATGCCCGCATTTACATAATGGTCGCATATTGTATTTACCTCACCTTTTTGGTACCTTTTATGGTACTATTATCCCTATCTTTTTCTGCGGTTCTGCTAAATACTATTAATAACAGTCCAATAGGAGAAACGAAATGGCATTGACATCACCAGGAGTACAGGTCAGCGTAATAGACGAAAGTTTTTACACACCAGCTGAGCCAGGTACAGTACCAATGATCTTTGTTGCTTCTGCAAGTAATAAAACAAATGCAGCAGGCACAGGGACAGCACAAGGTACATTAAAAGCAAATGCAGGTAAACCATACTTGCTAACTTCACAAAGAGATTTAGCTGATACATTTGGAGATCCAAATTTCCAAGTAGACAGCGGTAATAACCCAGTACACGGCGGCGAGTTAAACGAATACGGATTACAAGCAGCTTATTCATTATTAGGTGTAAGCAACAGAGCATATGTTGTAAGAGCTGATATTGATTTAAGCGAACTAAGTCCAACAGCAACAGCACCGGCTGCTAATCCATTAGCAGGAACATACTGGTTTGATACACAAGATTCATTATTCGGTATCCAACAATGGAATGCTAACGCAGTAAATACTACAGGCGGACAAACTTTTACAAATAAAGTTCCTACAGTTATTTCAAAACCAGCTGACGTTGTAGACTACGACGGTGCAGATTATACTCCAAAAGCATCAATTGGTGCAATTGGCGATTATGCAGTTGTAGCAGTTACTACACTTAATAAAATTTGGTATAAAAATGCAAGCGGTACTTGGCATGAGTTAGGTAGTGATAATTGGACTAAGAGCTGGCCAACAGTAAAAGGTACAGTTGCTAATCCTACATTAGGTTCACCGCCAGCAAATATTGAAATTAATGGCACTGCAATTAGTGTTGGAGCAAACACAATTGCTGATGTTGCAAGTAATATTACTGGTGCAATAATCCCAGGTGTTTTAGCAAAAGTTGTAGATGGATTTTTAGAAATTTATAGTGACGGAACTAGTTCAGGAGCAGATGATAGTTCATTAGGCGGACCAGTTGTTATCGGAGGTGATGCTGATAAACTGACTGCACTAGGACTTACAGCAGGAACATATAATCCACCAGCATTACAAATTTCAGCACATACTAGTGTGCCAGAATTTAAATCAGGTGATACAACACCAAGACCTACAGGTAGTGTATGGTTAAAAACTACAACTCCAAATGCAGGTGCAAAAATTGTATCTAAACTTTGGAATACAGAAACACTACTATGGGATACAAAAACAACTCCAATGTACGACAATAATGCATCAGCATTATATGGTTTAGATAGTACAGGCGGCGGAGCTAATTTAGCAATTGGTGATCTTTTTGCAAAAACAAATGTTGCAAATGACGCACAACCATTAGGT